GCATATGCCTATGATAAATTACTAGATTGGCAACACAAAGAATACCAATGCTTAGTTAATCTGTGGAATAAAGAGTCATCGTGGCGACCTACTGCCTATAACAAAGTAAAAGTTATGGGCAAGAACGCTGGCGGTATTCCACAGATACTAGGTCTTGACCCTAAGACACCACCAACTATTCAAATAGAGCGTGGCTTATCCTATATCTATAACCGATACGGCACGCCATGCAAAGCATGGAAACATTTCCAAAAGAAAGGCTGGCACTAATGGTTAAAAGATATAAGAATATATATGAAATGAAACCTGATAACTATGATAACGCTATGGATATTCGTGGTAATCCAACCACAGTATGTCCATGTGGCTCCATCATATGGAACTTAAAAGTTAAATGGGATTCTGATAGCGGTGATATCGGATTCTATTTTAGAGATATGGAATGTGCCTTATGTGGCACACGAGCAACTGCACCTATACCGCTAGACGCAGAGGAAGTAGGAGAAATATGATAGCACTATTAGCGCTACCGCTGCTGCCATTTATGGCAATGGCTTTCATTCTATTGGGTGAGTAATGCCAACTTATTCATATAGATGTCCGAAAGACAACACTCAATCTACTTATACTAGAACGATAGATGATAGAGATAACCCTGTTGAATGCTCTGCTTGCGGTGGAGAAATGACTAGGGAATACTTAGCTACGCCAGTTCATTTCAAAGGCACTGGCTTCTACTCAACTGGAGGTTAATATGTATTGGGAAGACTATGAAATTCTATCGACTAATGCTGGTGTCAAAGATGACAAGTATCAAGTCGAGATGACTATTAGATTAACTACTAATGAGTCGTATATTACTACTAAAGAAACTATTGAAGACTTCTTAGAGTCGGGAGTTTACCTTAATCAGAGGGATAAGATGGAGTTCCACTCTAAGATGATATCTGATTATGGCGATACAGGATATGTATCAGAGCGTGAGTGCGAGTGAGTAAGAGAACATATAACTTACTCGTGTTCATCGCTCCTGTCCTCGTCCCATTCCTTGGAGTTAGCATTATTATTGCTATCTTCTATGCTATCTTCTTCGGTCTCATCTTCTTTACTTGATATATCCCTATCAACATAGGGTTTATATCCACCAAGTTTATTTACTAATCTTTTAATGGCTCGCTTATGTCTCATGCGAGCAGTATCTTCACTAAATAATTCGAGAGAGTTAGCTATCTCTTTGAAATCAAAAGACTCTGCATGACGAAGGAACAATAATCTTTTGTCCTCTTTGGATAACTTCCAAAATGCAGAGTCTATTTCTAATATAAGAACTAATAAATCTCCGCCTTCCGCTGGAGCACTAGGTCGTCCAGTAAAACCAAGGTTTGGCTGCTTCGACCCTAGCTTTAAACCACCACGCAAAACAGTTGGCAGCAATGCTTCTACTAACTCAGGCTTATAATAATAAGAGTCGCTGTATTCGTAGCCAACTGACTTTGCTTTCCAACGCTGACAATAATCTAAAGCCCTGTTACGAAGAGAGCGATAGATAAGATTCTTTGCATCCTTCTCACCTATCGCTTCCCATTCATCTAGTTTATTAGGGTGCTCTACGAACCACTGATACAATGCTTGCTTTATATCTTCTAGTTCTACCATACCAAACTTCTTATGATACTCAGAAGATACGGCAATAGCAATGTAGTCCCACTTCTCAATGCGTTCCCAGTTCACCCTAATAACTTTCTACTTTTTCTTTTTCTTATCTTTGGTCTTTAATGTTTTAATCCACACTAGTAATAGTGCCGATACAATATTTCTAAATGCAAAGCTGGCAAAGCCAAAGCCAATGCCGAAATAAAATCCATCTAGTATTGTCACTTCCATACCTTTCCGTCATAGACGAACGAGCCGTCCATATTTACTGGAACAATTTGTGGAGTAACTTTATTCCCATCAACAAAAAGAATTCCAAATCCTTTATGCCAAGTGAACAAGCCACCCTTGATATACTTAGCAAACTTAAAGTCCATTAAGCAACCAACTTCCATACCCCATACAGTCTTAGGTGTACCACCAAAATAAGATTGGGTGTAATGAGTAAGACCCATACGGTGAGTATGACCACACACCACGCTCATGCCAGCACGCTTTGCTAGACCAAGAGCAGTAGCCCCAGCAGTAGGCTGGACATTGCCTTCGTCTCCATGAAGTAGCAACCAGTTAGGTGCTAGTTCATAAGGCTTTTCATGGTATGTAATTCCCAAGTTATCTAACTTTAGGAAATTTTTTAATTCTAATTCGGGCAGACCAGCAAGTCCTGGTGCTCTCATCATAATCGTATTGAACAATCTATCAGTGTGATTACTTCTAATCATATGCTTAATCTTTAGTGATTCAAGGATACGAATTGTTTCATCTCTATCTTTAGCAATAGACTTCTCGTGTTCAAGGGAAGTTCCCTTTGCCCAACGCGAGATAGTTTGCATATCCATTTCATCACCAACTGATATCACTTCATCAGGTTTAAAGTGTTTAATGAATTTAGTAAGAGCAGATACCGCTCTCACATCATGATACGGTATTTGTAAATCAGACACACATAAGATGGTCTTCATTATTTATCCTTACTCTTATCTAGTAGGTTTTTTATTTCACTATCTATATCAGTCATATTCTCTGATACAATTATATCTTGAATCATTCCAGCTACCATATTAGGTCTAGTTTCAGCGGTAAATAATGTTACATAAGTTGATTCAACTATGTCAGAAATCTTATCATCATCACCAATGCTTGCATAGATAGCCCTTAACAAAGAACCAATCATTAGTTTATATCCGTTAGGTAGGATAAGTGCTGGGTCAAAGTCATCTTCATCTTCTAAGATATGGTCTGTTGCATCAAAGACATTCTCAAATCTCTGACCACACTCAGGGCAATTAGGTATCTTACGTTTAGTCATCTAGCAAACCAACTTTCTGTCTAAAATAATTCGCACCCTCTTGCACGAACATTGAATTAACATCGTGTCCATCTGGACATGGAATGATACTAACTGGTAATTCTCGGGCAAGGCTTGTGGCAAATTCTTTTCCAGGCGCGTCGCCATCTGCGAATACAAAGACTCTCTCAAAGTCTGCAAGCAATCGTGTGTAGTGTTTCTTCCACGAGTTCGCACCAGGAACACCAACACAGGGTATGCCAATGAGACTAGACATAGTAACTGTATCCAATTCTCCTTCACAAATTCCAATGTAATCTCCTGCTCTTTCTACATCTAACACATTATACATTTTAGTTTCAGCACCAGTCATACCCATGTACTTAGGTTCAACAGCAGGATTAAGAGAACGAAAACGAATATCGACAACGCCAGTCTTGGTAATATACGGTATTGATAGTCTTCCTGTGAATGCTTCATGTCCAGTCTCAGGCTCCACGACTACGCCTAATCGAGCCAGTCGTGCCACCTCCATTGTTATTCCTCTGTTTTTGAGGTAGTCTTCTGCCTGATAAATGTTTGCTGCGTACTTCGCTGTGGCCTGTCCCAGTAATTCCTTCTGCGATTCTTTTTGCTTCATGTATATCTACTCTTTCTTGCTGTGCTATAATCTGTAAACTGTTACCTTGCATACCACATGCAAAGCATATGAATATATTGCTATCTAAATTCGCGCTACCTGATTGGTGTGTGTCACCATGAAAGGGACACTTAAGATTAACCTGTCCATAATTCTGTCTAAGCCTAGCACCATAGTGTTCAAGTATATCTTTAATACTTGGTAGGTCATTTGCTAATGCTCTCAATCCATTGCTCCATATCTTGTATTACCCAAGACTTATCTAGACTAGCCATTCTTCTTTTAAGGATTACATATCTTGGTGGTATGTAATCTAATCCTCTAGCCTTTGCATAATTCTCTGCCTCTATTGTAGCTTCTTTCCAGAACTGGGGCAAGTCAATCTTCTTAGTTGCTTTTAATTCAAGAATATAAGTATTACCAGCAGCAACCACCACAATGTCGCCTTCATCTTTAGCTCCTGCCTTTGTTAATCTTTCGGCAATCAATTTCTTAAGGCGTAGCAATTTCATTATGCCTGTTTCAAATGCTGAGCCTTTGCGTTTGCCGTATGTACTCACTTAAGAAATCCACTCACTTCCTTGCTACAGTATGGACAATTGGTTTCATAGTATCCATTAGCAACATCAATTTCTTTATCAAATTCTTTATCACATTCAGAACAATAGAGTGACGCCTCTGTTACATATTCATCTGGATAATAATAATTATTAAAACTCATGACTTGTTATTTTTTCTGACTTAACTATAGCAACTAGTTCTTTAATCTTTTCTAATCTAAATCCTGACCAATGACCTAGCTTGTCGGTTATAACTACAGGTGCTGCAGTGTAACCTAAGTCCTTAACCATAGTCATTGCTTCTGTATCAGTTGATAAGTCAACACTATTATATGATACATTAGAACGTTCTAACAATCTCTTTGTTTGATTACATTGCACACAGTTAGGCGTAGTATAGATAGTTACTTTCATTCTTCTTCTTTCTCACCACGAACATGTTCAACCATTACAAGTTGTGCTCTATAGTAACCCTTCTCCCATTCCCCTTCAGAGCGTGCAAGTTGTGGATTAATATAATCTTCCATTTCAAGTGCAATCTTCTCACGCATTTCTGATTCAATTCCCAGGATACTCTCAGAAACTAACTCACGAACTGTATGATTAAAACCTAGGGTGGCATATTGTAATAGCTTTGCACCCATCTCTGTTTGTATTTCTTTCTCCATAATTACTCCTATATATTTTCAGGGATGTCATCGACAAACATATACTCAGGGTTAAACGAAATCCAAGTCATTAATCCTCCACCTGCGTCAGCTTTTCCGTATCTATTTTTAACTGGCGCAACACCCATTGAAGTACCGACAACTCCCAAAGTACAAATGAGAGCAGGGAGTTGAGCAACCTTGCCCTGAATTGCACTGCGAGGTTGGCACGGCGTCCCGAGAACTGCTTCCGAAGTGTGGTGGAGTATGACGACAGCTGCATTAGTTGCTCTTGCAAGATACTTTAACTCCTTCATGATAGCTCGCATTGAAGCGAACTCTTCGCCACCATCAGTGGCTACATCCATAAGATTATCTACAACAATTAGAGTTGGTGAACAACCCCATAATTCTTCAAACGCTTGTACTTCTTCATCAATATCTTGTAGTGTTGGTGCTGATTCAAATGACCATACGATATGGTTCGACTTAGATAGTGTAGCCTTAGTCCAGCCAACATCACTAGATAACATTTGTTCTACATCAGATTGATTCTTACCTGAAATCATTGAGGCTAAACGCATAGCCATTGTGTGTGCATTAGTATCAGCTGAGATATAAAGTGTTGGAACTTTCATCTTCAAAGCTAATGCTAGTGCTAATGTAGATTTACCTACACCTGGTGCTGCTGCAAACATTGATACTTCAGAACGGCGGATAATGATTTTGTTTGATTCGAAGGCTTTAAAACACGACGGCAATGGTTCGCCACCGATACTTGCACGACCAACGCTTCTGACAAGTGTACGCATCCTAACTCCTTTCTAGTTCCAAAGAATTGTCGTAGCCATAAAGATTCAGATACTCTATGGCTACGCTTACGATTCATATTTAGTTTACTGGTTTGCATTGGTCAGGAGTTCCTTGTGGTGAAGGACACGCCCAAAATGCATATGGCTTTCCGCTTGCTTTGCTGATACCTTCGCGCCAGATTCTTGCGCCGTGCTTACATACGGGAGATGCCGTACCTGAAGCTGTGCTGACTGGGGTTGGAGGCGAGGATTGCAAGGGCGCGGTGCTTGTAGTGGAACTCGCTGTCGATAAAGGGGCTAGGTTATATGCACCTACTACCTTCTGTTGTGTGGCTACAATCTGTGTTGAGTAGTCACCAATACCTTCAAGTAGAACTGATAGTTCATCGGCTGTATTAGCGCGAATGTTAATCATATCTCCTGATGGTGTCTTATAGGAAACTTGTAGTTTCCAGTCTTCGTTATTCATTTGCTTTCTCATTTCTTCGATGAGAACTCACAGTGTTCTGTAAGTCCACAACGATTGCAGTTGTTTTGGTTTGGTATAAAGATTCCTGCTTTTCTTGCTTTGTCAAAGTTTGACACTAGGTATTCTAGCTTATCCTCAGTATACTTTGTCAAGTCAATAAGCGGTGTTGTTCCACCTTGGCGTGCCATCCAGTAGGCTCCGTACTTAACCTCTACCCCTAGGACTTGTTGTATGCCTAGGCGGTAGAAGCCAAGTTGTAGCGAACTAGCTGGTGTTTGTTGAGATGTCTTAAGGTCGACTACGACTAACTCACCGTCGACATTAAAGACTCTATCAATCACCATCTTGACTGGGACACCAGCAAATGTTGGTGTTAGTCCTAGTTCGATAGCAGGTGCGCCCTCTGGTGTGTGCCAGATTCTCCAGTTATGATTGGCTTGTCGCCATTGTATATATTCTTGAACCCACTCAGGTCCAGTTGATTGCCAAAAGTCTACGTTCTCTCGATTAGGAAATGCTTTAGAGGTACGACCACCGACTCTAGCATTGGTAAGGTCTACGCCATCAGCGCATTGCTTCCATGCTTTATCCCATAGCGCTTGAGTCATGGTTACGCATTGCCTCCGTTATAATATTCTTAGCATTCATTAATGCTGTAATCTCTTTGTTGTCAGTAGTTGCATTGATGGCATCTTCAAGTGAGCCAACTGCTACTACCCAAGTTTCTCTCCTGCCATCTAAATATCTCTCGCGCATTATCTTTGAATAAGTATCCCAACTTAAAGTTGAGCTACCATTGTCTCCAGTGATTTCAATCAAGGTTATCTAAATCCCACATCTCAGTGGCTAAGTGGAAGGCTGAACCTCCGACTGACCAGACTGATGGTTCTTCAGGTAGTTGTAGTAATCTACCTAGGTAATACTGGTAGCCACAATCTACAAAGGTGGTAAATGCTGAGTATGATATATGCTCAGGTAATGTATATTCTTGAATTTGAATTGTCATAGTATATATTATATTATATAT